TGAACAAAGATCGAGCCGTAGAGGTTCTTAATGTGGCGAGAGAGATTGTCGCAAAAGTACCAGAGTACGTGCTGAATCAAACAGATGAGGAGTACATGAAGGTAGTTAGGCTGTGTGAGGATCTTAATCAGGAATTTGAACAGAGAACAGGCAAGAAGTTTGACATCACCATGTATGGCGGTGATCTCTACACAATAGAAATGCGTGAAGTGCAGTTGGATAGATAAGGGGAACGGGATGAATGCGGCAGTGACAAATCGAGAAAACTTTGAATGGCTAGGTAATCAAATACGGGCTAAAACAGCCTGTTATGAGGTAAGCATTAGAGCTACAGGTGAGCGTCCACCAAATTGGGAGGAGAAAGCTGGCGCATTCGCAAAAATGGAAGATGATTTGCAAAAAGACTTGGCACTGTTATTAGCATTTGGAGACTATGCCGATAATACAGTGCAGTTTAAGAATGTTCAGGCTTTTCTTTTTAAAGCAATCTATGCTGTAGCGTCACAGGAAAAAACACGTAAGCCAGGTCTTGATAAGCTGTGCAATCAGATTGCTCGTATGGAGTTATACTTTTACTTTCATCCCCATCTTGAAGCCAAGTTTACTGGTGAGGGTAGATTGTGGTTTGCAGGCGTAGAAATTGCCTATAAGACATATCAGAACAATTGGAAGCACTTTGGGGATGCAGCAAAAATGATGCTTGAAGAAGCTGAGATTACAGCAAGTGACATCATTACTAAGTACAGAAAAGATTTGCGAAAACAATAATTGACTAAATTCATCCCGTTAGTGTATATTTTTTATATACTGGTCGTATTACGGTTCAACCGAGACCAATCTCAAGAAGCTCACTATTTTAGTGGGCTTTTTTCGTTTCTACGGAGTGATAAAATGGCCTGGCTTTCAAATCGACATGCACCAACCAAACCCAATCAATTATGTACTCTAGCAGTCAAAGTAGATGAAGAATCAATTGATTATCTCCCTGCAATTTGGGATATATGCGATGGTGAAGATAAATACTTTACTTTAACCGTGGACCGGCCTGATCTGGGTGATGTAATTCGATTGAATCAGGTTGAAGCCTATATGACCTACCAGCCCTTAACTGCTGAAGATAAGAAGAAGTTTTAATAAGCTCATCGAAAGGTGGGCTTTTTTTGTGCCCTTAAAAAGACAATTACCCTGCTGGAGTGCTGACCAGTGGAACATGCCTTCGAGTAAACTTTCTTCGGGAATCTAGACCAGGGAGTAGCGCCCCGACCTAAAGAGGATTGAAAGCAAGTAAAGCAGACCGTGCATGTTAGGTGTGTGTGATTGCGAGTAGCGGTAGATCAGTTGCCGAGCTGATCAATATCGTAATCTAAGGCAAGGGTGTGGCAATTCGCCACGTCCTTTTACGGGTCAATGATGTAACGGTAGCATATCGGTCTCCAAAACCGTTTGTTCTGGTTCGAATCCAGATTGACGCCGCCAGATTCCAAGGAGATCCACATGCTCCAATTGTTAATGTGCCTATTCGGCCTACACGGTGCGACTGAGATCGACCACACGATTGATGATGAAGAAATCAAAGTGTGTCGGGATTGTTTGAAAGAAGTTAAATAATTAAGGGAGAGTACATTGTGAAAAATTGGGTAAAATGTTTTGTTCATAATTGCATTGTGCATCCGCTTATGATGTTCATGCCAAAAGATTTGGCGCATGAAATGCATGATCGTAACGCTGACTGGGCTTTTGGCTTGGATCGTTATGATGAACTTAAACTGGAGCAACAGAAATAATTGCTTCCAGCTGAATGTCGTAATTGCGGTAGCATTTGCCGGACGTATTACGGCAAATAAAACCCCTCGCATTCAATGTTGAGGGGTTTTCTTTTCTTATTGGTGGTGCTTATGGACATAGTAGAAGCAAAACGGAATTTAGAAGTTCTGGAAAAGAACCGCAGCCGATTGATGAATTACAACCATCTGTATTCAAGCTATGCATTTAAAGAAATGTGCGGTGCTGAACTTCGCAAAGTAAACAAGCAGATTGCAGGCATAGAAGAACAATTAAATGCGCAACCCCAAAAGACTCGCTGAGATTCGTAAATTGCCGTGTGTACGTTGCGGTAATCCACATAGCCAGGCTTCTCATTCAAATAGTTCAGGACATGGTAAGGGTAGAGGGATTAAGGCGAGTGATGAGTTCACAGTGCCGCTATGCCATTCATGCCATTTCCAGTTCGATACTTTCCAATTGGGTAATCGGGCCGAAAGTGAAGCTATGTTTGATCAGTGGTTGGTGAGAGTGGATCGGATGTTGGTGATGAAAGATAAAGAGGTGTTTTGATGAAGCAAGCTACGTTTTCACCAGTATTTGCATCAATGTATTGCGGGCTATGTGACATCGCGAGAAATAACGGCTATGCACTAACAGTCCATGGCACCATGAATCTTGATTTTGATTTAGTCGCTATTCCGTGGACAGACCAAGCAATTGAACCGGAAGAATTAATAAAATTAATAGCTGATCGCTGCAACTTACTAACTGGTCAAGAGTTTGGTACAGGGATATACAAGCAAGATGCAGAGATCAAGCCTCATGGTCGATTGGCTTGGCTAATTATAGTTGGTAGTGGTGCTGCTTTAGATATCAGTGTTATGCCTAAGCTAAGTAATTGAAAATATTATCGTACGAAGTTTTAGGAGCAGGAAATGCAAAAAGCCGTGTTTCCTATCCAGAGCCATGCCGACATCACCAAAGCCATTAACTACATGCATACGAACTACACTCAGGCGATTAATGAGGGTAAGCCGTTAAGGGTGGTGATTGATCAGAAACAGGATGATAGATCCACTGCACAGAATCGCTTGTACTGGATGTGGCTTGGCCAGATTGAAAGAAAGACCGGTCAGGATAAAGACTCACTGCATTACGAGTTCAAGAAGAAGTTTCTGATTTATATCTATCGTCGAGATGACCAGCAGTTTGCTGAGACCTGTAATGCGATTGCAATGCTTAAGCAGAATGAGTGTGAAGAATACCGGGTGATTGCAGAGCAAGTGATAAGACTTTGCAGTACAACCAAGGCGACAGTTAAGCAAATGACCGAGTATTTGAATTACGTGCATGACTTTGCTGTGACTCAGTTGCATGTGCATTTGACTGTGCCGGATGATTTGAAGTGGTGTTATTGCAATGAATAGACCTTATCCACCAAAAGAATTAATAGAACATGAATGGTGTGAAGAATCGCTATTTAGACCAGCACAAGAGATTTATGAGTGGTTGCACACATGCATCCTGAATGAGAACAGTGAGCTATTCAATGAAGACCATGCGCACTTAATTGAACATGATGGTGTGGCTTTCCTTTGGTGTGATTCTGCATTTGTAAAACGTGGTCGTCGTGTTCTTGGTCAGGCTGAGTTGATTCAATTCAAAGTGAGTGGATGGCAGAAGTATCGGCAAGAAGCTCAGATGATTAAATGGTTTGGTTTTCTACCAAAGGCATTGATTACGCTTGATGCTCATTACTGTGCTGAGTGCAGTGATTCTGAGTTCATGGCTTTAATTGAACATGAGCTTTATCACTTGGCGCAGAAAGAAGGTCAGAACGGACCTATGTTTGATTCATTTGGTCGAGCATCACTAACAATGAGAAGCCACGACGTTGAAGAATTCCATGGTGTGGTCCAGCGTTACGGTGCATCACCAGATGTCCAAAAAATGGTAGAGCTTGCAAATGATGGTCCAACTATATCTCGGGCTAATATTGCTCATGCATGCGGTACGTGTTTATTGAAGTTGGCTTAGTTTTTTTGCCTTTCTTCTGATACGTACTGATACGAAGGAGTGGTTATGGCAACACTAAAAGAGCCTGTAAAAATATTTATAGTTCAGTCTCTTGCATGCCGTGATACACCTCAAGAAGTGGCTGATGCGGTAAAACAAGAATTTGGCATACAAGTAGAACGACAACAAGTAGCTGCTTATGATCCAACCAAAGCTAGGGGTAAGGATTTAAGCAAAAAATTTGTAGAGCTGTTCCATAAAACCCGAGCTGATTTCGATGCTGGCTTAATCGATATTCCAATTGCAAATAAGCATTACCGCTTGAAGCAGTACCAAAAGCAATTAGAGCGCAACTCTAAAAATGTAGTGATGTCGCTTAAGATTCTTGAGCAGGCTGCAAAGGATGTAGGTGGTCAATTCACTAACCGACAAGAAATTACTGGTAAAGATGGTAAGCCAATAGAAACCATCAATCAGAATGTACCTACGAATAGCTACCTGAAAGCAAGGGAGCAGGTCTTAGATGAATACTGACCCAGCGCGTGAACTGGCAATACAGATTGAAGCTCAAGAAGATCTATATTTCTTTTCGCGTTTTATGTTTAAGGAACGGCGTAAGTACAAATGGCTGCATAACTGGCACCACCGTGTGGTATGTGATGCGCTAATGAAGGTGTATCGGGGTGAAACCAAACGACTCATCATCAACATTCCACCACGGTATTCTAAAACTGAGCTCGCGGTAATTAACTTCATGGCTTGGTGTTTTGGCAAAGCGCCTGACAGTGAGTTTATTCATGTCAGCTACTCAGCAACACTCGCAGCAAATAACGCATTCCAGACTCGTAACTTGGTGCAGGAAGCAGCCTATAAGCGTGTTTTTCCTGATTTTGAATTGCGTGATGATAGTAAGGCTAAGGATGATTGGCGTACCGCTGAAGGTGGTGTCTGCTATTCACAAGGAACCGGCGGTACTATTACAGGTTTTGGTGCTGGTAAATTTCGAGATTCATTTGGCGGGGCAATCATTATTGATGACCCGCATAAAGCCAGTGAAGCCCGCTCTGATACGATCCGTAAGGGTGTAATCGAGTGGTTCCAAAATACACTTGAATCTCGTACCAACTCACCAGATACACCCATCATTGTCATCATGCAGCGTTTGCATGAGGAAGATTTGGCAGGCTGGCTGCTTGACGGCGGTAATGGTGAAGAATGGGAACATTTAGAACTTTCGGCTATTCAACCGGATGGATCTGCACTATGGCCAGCCAAACACAGTATTGAAACGCTTGAACGGATGGAGTTAGCCGCACCGTATGTTTTTGCAGGGCAATATCGTCAGAGACCATCACCACCAGCTGGTGGTTTTTTTAAACCTGACAATATTGAAATTGTGGATGCCTTGCCTGCAGATATTACTCATCAGGTACGTGCATGGGATTTAGCATCTTCTGAAAATGAAGGTGATTACACTGCAGGTGTCAAAGAAGCTAAAAGCTCTGATGGTTATATCTATATTGTGGATGTACAGCATGCCCAGCTGGGCCCTGACGGCGTTGAAAAGCGTATCAAACAGACTGCTGAGATGGATGGTAAGTCAGTTGCTATTCGATTACCTCAGGATCCGGGGCAGGCTGGTAAGGCCCAAGCAAAGAACTTCATTACCAAGTTATCAGGTTTTAACGTGAAGGCCGAAACAGTCTCGGGGGACAAGATTACCCGGGCTCAGCCTTTTGCAGCTCAGGTCAACGTGGGGAATGTAAAAATGCTTCGTGGTGATTGGAATAAGGCATTCATTGAGGAGTTGCGAAACTTTCCCAATGGTAAACATGATGACCAAGTGGATGCTGGTAGTGATGCATTTAACGAGCTAAATGAAGCTAGAACTCCAAAAAAACCTGCAGGGGCAGGATCTCGAACTTATTAAGGTGTTTACATGGCAAAGTCTAAAAAGGACAAAGCGTCAAAGAGGGCTTTGTCTTATGGTAATTTATACACTCAAGAAGCGGTCACTCAGTTTCTGGTGAACTTTGGCAAACAGCCTGATACGGATGAAGTACTACGCAAAGCAGGTATTACACGTCATAGATTACGTGTACTGCTTGATGATGATGAGATTGCTCAAGTAGTGGAAACACGAATTGATGCATTACTAGCTACGCCGTTGCGAGTTGAACCTAATGATACTGATGAAGCGCAAAAGCTTAATCTGATATTGAAAGAATGGTTTCATGAAATTGCTACTGGTGCCATGAATGCGCTGTTCTTTGGTTATTCAGTACAGGAAGCTGTCTATGAGTTAAAGCCAGAAGGCTATGTGGGTATTCAGTGGATCGGTGAAAAACCTATGCAGTGGTTTGAACCTAAAAATGATGGCCGCTTAATTTACCGACCAGAAGGCATTGGTACCGAGCATGAAGTGGATCAGGTATTCAAATTCTTTTTAACACGCCGTAAGGCTACATATGAACAGCCCTATGGCAAAGCGCTATTGGCTACCCTGTACTGGTTGTTCTTCTTTAAACAGAATGGATTCAAGTTCTGGGCTAAATTTCTGGAGCGTTTTGGGACGCCGATCTTACTGGGTAAATGTAAAGATACTGAAACCGAGGACATGAGCAGAGCATTGTTAAATGCACATGCACAGAGCGTATTATCGATTGATGCTGAAGATGATGTTCAGATTTTGTCTACATCAGGGACAAGTGGTACTGCTGGTGCAGCATTCGAATCGTTCAATAATCAGCTGATTCGCCAAATCCAGAAAGTTGTATTAGGGCAGACGCTTACCAGTGGAACAGATGGAAAGGGGAGTTACAGCCTTGGCCAAGTGCATGAAAATGTACGAATGGACAAGCTTAAGTCAGATATTCGCCTGGTAACACCAACCCTGCAAGCTGTAATCGACTCATTATGTGTCTTGAATGGGTGGCCTAAACATACAGTTATGTTGGGTGAAAAGCCAAAACCACTGAATAAGGACCAGGCAGAGCGAGACGTACACTTAAAAAATGCAGGTGCCAATCTTTCTAAAGATTACTTCATTCGTGAGTATGGACTGCAAGAAGAAGATCTGGTTGATCAAGTCCAAACTGGCTTCAATCAATTCACTGCATTACCTCGCCAGGCATTCAACTTTAAGGCAACAGCAAACAAGCTTTCACCTGAACAGCAAGAGGTTGAAGAACTAACTGATGGCCAAGATGAATTACAGCTACTTAAGCCGGACCAAGTCAAAGAATTGATATTCAAGTCTGATAGTCCAGAAAGTCTGGCTTATAACCTGATGCAATTAATACCTGGTGCAACTCAGACACAGTTCACGGCTAATTTAGATCAAGCCTTATATGCTGCAGATGTGTTGGGGTATGTGACGGCTCAAAACGGGAAGTAAGCTATGCAACCAGTCACGTTTCTTGAGGCGCTTCAGTACGCTCACAGTAAAAAGATCGTGCTACCTGATGAATTCTACTCAATGGACCTTAAGACCCGGCAGATGGCAACCACAGTTAGCTTTCTATCGAGTCTTGAGCAGATTGAAACGGTCATCAAGGCGGTGAATAAATCGATTGCCGACGGCGGTACTTTTAAAGATTTTCAGAAGCTCATTGAAGAATCTGAAATCATTCTGCCAAAGCACTACCTGGATAATGTATTTCGTACCAATATTCAAAGTGCTTACGGTCATGGGCGATGGCAACAACAGCAAAGGAACAAAGCTAAACGATCATATCTGATGTATTCGGCGATCAATGATAGTCGAGTGCGTCCCAGTCATTTAGCTTTGAACCGGATTGTTCGTCACATTGATGATCCATTCTGGCTGACACATTATCCTCCCACAGGTTTCCGCTGTCGGTGCACATGCATAGCATTAACTGAGAAACAGGCGCTGAAATACGGCATTACACCTGACGATAAGCTACCAGAGGTTGCTGAAGCTTTGGATTGGTCATCACATCCATTGCAGTTTGGTGAACTTGAATCACTGGTGGATAAAAAGATCAGTACTTCAAGTCTAGATAAGGAATATCTCCTCGAGCAGAAAGAGGTAATCAAGGCTGAATGGACGGCGAGTAAAAAGCTCACCAGTCTGTTTGCTCCGATGGATGATAAGACTCGGGACCTATTTGATACGGTGGCCAATACGGTAATTCCACTAGATCCAAAGATCAGACCAAGTGCGATTCGCACCTTCTTGGACTATGTGCAGGGAAATGATTCAGCTCTTACGGCGCAGTTAAAGCAGCCCCCTGTCACTCTGGCTGAGGAAGTACTTAAACGCTGGTTGAAGGAGGATTTAGGCAGACTACAGGCAGTAGCATCAAATAGTGCAACTACAGTGGCTGGATCAGCTTCACTAGCGTACGCTGCATCATTGGAGGTAGGTAAGGTCATTACACTGGATGCGCCGTTACTACTTGCAGGTTCTGGCTCAGATATTATGATTCAGATTGAGAATGCTAAAGGTTTAGGTATTGATCTGGAAAAGCTAAATGCAGGGCAAGGCGTACTGTTTCCCTTAGGCCTATCTTTTCAGGTAGTTTCAAGTGAAATAGTAAATGGCCAGATGATTTATACACTGAAAGCCTTAACTAACTAAACTTAGGAAATTAATTTGAGCCACTCCATCAGGGGTGGTTTTTTTATGGAGCATGAAAAATGCCAGATCCAAATGAAAAAGCTAAGCAGGAGCAAGATCAGTTTTGCTTTCAGCTTGGCCAAGTCAGTGTAGACAAGCCTGAGGAGGGGGAAAAGAAGCGAACCTTCTCGGGTATTGCCTATAGTGGTGAAGCAATTACTGACCACTGGTACTGGGACAAGGTGGTGTTTGATCTTGACTCGATCCAGATCAAAGGCCGTATCCCTGCATTGCTAGAGCATCGAACCAGTCAAAGAGCTGGAGCAATCAATTCATATTCTGTGAGTCATACAGAAGGCCTCAAAATTGAGGGAAATCTACTTTCAAATGAATTCGGAACTCAAGTCGCCCAGGACTCTGATGATGACTTTCCATGGCAAATGTCAGTACGGATTTATCCCACTACAGTAGAAGAAGTTAAAGAAGGTTCAGTCATTGTGAATGGCAGGACATTCCAGGCACCTGTTGCCATCTTTCGGGGTGGCCGTATCCGTGAAGTGTCATTTTGTGCTTTA